GCGTATTACCTTACCAATATCATCATCGAATTGACCACCGTAGCTAGCCACTGTCTTGAGATAAGCCATGCCTGAAGCATTACGTATGGTTTCAATAATTGCATTTTCAATCTCACCTATCACATGCAAGCACTCAATAATCGATTAACGTATCAGCGTTAAACACAGGGGGTCTACTTTTCATAAGCACAGAACCATTACTTACTTGCGGTAAATTTAAACCATCCAAACCAAGAGACACCTCACCGCGAGCTGCGCGTTCAAAAAACTTGATCGCATCTTTATATCGATTGCGCGCCTCTTCAGTTTCAGTCACCTCTGCGCCACACAAACGATATCTTGCAATATCACATGCAAAGTCACGCACTATCGGAGGTGTATTGATCAAAGGGATGGTATAACGCGCTTGCAGATAAGGATTGATCTCATCATCAGCTGATTGCAATACAGACGCTAGTAAAACCGTATCGATTACGCCTGTATTGTCTCGGTCAGTCAGCGCGATCACCTCGCGCTCACCAAACCGATCCACCATGTTCTGTTGTGTTGCGTAAGTCATTATTCAGCAGCTGCAGCTAAAATCTCATCACGCTCTTTTGCACTTACTGGCCAGCCAGTCACAGCTGCAATCGCATCCGTTTTTGGTACGCCTGCATTAGTAAACAATTCGGCATTAGCCTTATCCAAACCGTCAATCGCTGCTTTAATCGCGGCAACACGTTCTTCACCTTCAGGCGCTTTAGGCTTATTAGATTCTTGACTTAGCTCTACTACGCCCAACTCTAATAAAGGCTCTGCTATGGCATCATCTATCTCAACTACAGACTCTGGCCCGTGTAACTTACCGTTTAAGTGCAAAGGACTTAATACTAGATATTTATTCATTGATCTCTCCATATAATTGAGCTACTTATTCAAGTCACCTCAGTACAAACTGAGGTGAATTTGATAAACAGCCTGATTAAGCAACTACAGCTGAATACAAGAAACCAGACAAAGCACCAGCGATTACTGGGCTTAACTCATCAGTAACAGGGTATACCCAAGATTTTTGATTGCGGTCCTGATACGGTAACTCAACAGCAGGGTTGCCACGTAAACGGTAGGTATAGCCAAAACTTGGTAAACCCATGTCTTGGAGACTTCCAATTTCAGTGTAAGCCACAACAACACTCTTACCCCATACATCACTAAAAGTACCTGCATCATCTGCAACCACGGCATCACCAACTAAAACGCGCTTAACATCCCATAAACTGGCTAAGAGTTCAGCAGTGACCACATCACGGCCTGTAAATTTCAAACGATCAATAATCACAGGATGATTTTTCAAGGCTGAAAATACAGAAGCACCAATCACAACAGTATTTGCTCGTAAGCCAACTTTTGATCGCACCACATCAATTGCTGCAGTAATATCCTTATTAGGGTTAGAAGTGCCTGTGTAATCAGACCACTGACTAGTACCCGCCAATGTAGCCTTATTGCTGGCAGCGTAATTTGCAGCCGTAGTTGCAAGGTCAGCCTGTGCTTTTTCAGTACGCAATGCAATGATGTTTTGTGTTTTCATCACAGCTACCTTACCCATATCAATACCAGGTACTTGGTTAGCTTCCTGCATGATTTCAAAAGGCACTAAACCCTCTAAAGCATGCTGTTCTAATGCATAATTACCAGCTGAGTGTCCAAACTGAACACGCTTGGTACTTGCACCAGGCGCACGTCCAGTGTTGTAAAGCTGAAAATCTTCTTTACCAAAAGAAATAATTTTCCCGCCGCGCTGATCGACAGGAACAACTGGGAACAAAGCAGCACCAATTAAAGATGCATTTTTGTAACCCTGCGCAACAGTGGTTAAAATTGGGTCAATTACGCGAGCTTGCCCTGCGGTCATTTGTGGCATGGTTAAATCCTCTTCAAAAAATAATATAAATTAGTTAAAACTGAATTAGTTAAAAGCTAAAATAACTTCAATTAACTGACCTGCAGCTGCAGCAGATTCCCCTGGTGCCAAACGCCCAAGAGTAACGCCAGCAGATTTCGTGACTGCACGGCCAGAGGCATCAGCCTCAACAAGTGCGTTCGCTGCAATAGCAGCGCCAGCTTCAACAATCGCTGTGCCGATCACATCTACTGGTAGTTTTTCACCAATAGCAGCTGCCGTTTCAGCAACACCTAATGCATTACCAGCCGCGCCTGTTTGTGCTCCAGCACCTGTTACAAATCTATTTGCTACAATCGCCGCTGTTGCGGTTAGTGTTAGCTTTAATAAAGGTAAGCTTTGTTTCATAATCACTCCTATTTATCGAGTTAAAGCTAACTTGTAGCTTAAAAATAAAATACTTCTAAAATTAATCTTTACTTACTTTAGTGAGTGCAACCTCATACTCAACGCCGTGCTTTTCTGCATAAGCTAGAATCTTGTTGTGATGTTCCAATGATTCAACATCAACTGCAAAACCTGATGGAGCTGAGAAATTAACAGTGCTGTGCTCGACATCACCTTTCCCCATCTCACCAAATTCAACTACTTTTTGATTTGCTTCCAGCTGCGCTTTAAGCAAAGCATGCGGATGAAGTGATTTTTTAGCATCACCCTCACCAAATTCCACTGGCGCTTCAATCGCGGCAGTACTATCCAATAAAGCAACGGTGCTATCTTTATTCGCAGGCAACAATCTGCCTTCTGCTATCAACTTCTCAGCAAACGCTTCATTATCACGATGCGTTGAAGCGATTTTTTGCGCTTTTTCTTTCTCTGAAAAATCTGCTTGTGCTTGTTTCAAAGCCTTGTTCTCAGCTTCTAGCGCTTCTAGGCGTGCTTTATCTTCGGTTGACATTTCGTCTCCTTGGTTTAAGTGATCTTGGGGGGTAATAGATTCGGAATATAATGCGTTCGACTCACGATCCTGTGCCGCATTAATTTGTAATGATTCAATTTCGTAATTCGGCAAAACTTTATCAGCTGCTTCAGCGCCAAATTTTTCAATGAAGAAATCTCTTATTTTTCTGAATAAGCTGGCGGTGGCCATTAAATCCCAATCGGCAAATTCAATCACACCCTCTTCATTTTCTGAAAAGCTTGCGGACTTTAAGCCTTTGATCGCTGGTGGCTGTGCGCCTAAGAATCCAACATGGCGTAAATAATAAACACCTGGTACAGGGTTATTAGGTGCGCTAGGGGTATAAAGACTGGCAGAAACCTTTTTAAACATACCTCGCTTGTTAAGCTCGGCAAACTCTGCATCCACCTGATCAGGTATTGCAGTCACAAGGCCGTCAGAAAATTTAAGCGACTTAACCCACCCGTAAGCAGGATCATCTGTTTTCGGGTGACCGATCACAATAGGCGCTTCATGCAACGCGGGGTCGTATGCGTCCACCATTGCTTGCAGGTCTGATTCAGAAAATGGAATCGATTCACCGCTCATCGCAGTGTGATTACCAGATTTAAAGATTTCAATTGATTTAGGCATGTCGCCATTGTGGCGATTAGACTAAAGTGAGTTAAGGCGGAACTGTTTCCGCC